ATCCATCTCCTGCTGAGTAGGCGGGACATCAACGTACCGCTTGCCATAGAAGCCGCCCATGAAGTCGAGACAGATGCGGAACTCATCTTCAATGCAGTCGTAGATGTTCTGTTTGGTCAGTTCCTGAGGCGTAGCCGCGGCTCTCTGCAAGGCGATGATAGCCGAAGTGTTGTCCGGCCTCGTATCACCCAGAGCAACGCTGGTTGCGCCGAGGCTCTGCTCGGTCTGCTCTACCATCGTCTGGATATACTGGGCTACCTGCGGTGAGATGGGAGCGGGATCGATGATCTTGGCTACGTTGTTCACGTCGCCGCCGTTGATCGGGATGGCTCCGCCCACTCGGTTGTCCCATCTCTTGATCCGGGTAGCGTCGTACACTACTTTCGAGTACGCCGATTTCATAGTGCTGACCATCGTCATGGCCCAGCTTTTGTTGATGAACACCTGGTTCGGGATCAGGCCTGACAGCATGGCCTGTCCGTGGTAGCAGTCTTCGATGTAGTCCCAGTTCAGCCAAACGAACGGGTACATATGAATGCCCAGATTCCACGGCTCACGTACAGAGCTGTCACAGGTGAACTCGTAACAGCAGACATCGCCTTCCTTGCACAGGCCCTCGATATCATCTTCCGCTTTCCAGAACAGCATCATGACCGTGCATTTGCCGTCCGTCCACTTGGCAGCGTCCTGTTCCTCAGTTGCCTCATCGTCTGGCTTGATAGCTACCCAGTCCTTGATGCCGTTGTCTCTGGCTCTGCGTCTTACTCTGCGAACGCTCTCACGTTTGATGAGCATGATCCAAGGCTGACACTGTACCGCTCTGTCGTTGGGGTCGCCGAACATCACGCGGGTGTTCTCTACGACCTCCATTTTGATGCGGCCTTTGGCTTTCTGGCCCGTCTCGGCATCCGCATCCCAGTAAGTGTAGATGCAACCATCTCCGTCTACTGCGGCATTGCGGGCAAACTGGCGGATCAGAGCGGGCAGTCTGTTCTGCTCCACAATAGCCTCGAACTCATCGTTGATGATGTTCACGATATCCTTGTAGCCGGAAGTTCCGACAGTATTGGCTAAAGCTGAAGCTACACCGTGGATATTCTCGGAAGTGATACTGGCAACAGAGAAGTTGCATACTCGTTTGAGGATGTTGATCTGGGGAGTTGGCAGGCCGTTGGTCTCCACGCCTTCCCATTGTTTTCCCACGAAGAAATTCTCGTTGACTCTTACCGTGTCATAGAGATTTATCTGGTTGTTGAAGTCGAGGCCTTGCTGATAGAACTTCCAGCCGACTCGGTGATTAGGAAGCTGCTCGCCCTCGAACATATACAGCAGTTCGTTGTCGCTCATTTATCTTCTCCGACTTTGAACGGATCGTAGTTGGTGATGTCGCTTACGGCATCGTCCCACTTCTTGTCGAGGAAGTCTTTCAGTTCCTCGTAGCTCTGTTCTTCCATGTTCTCTTTCAGAAGCTCGACCTTTCTGTTCAGGTCATCGAGCTCGTCCAGATACTTGGCGAGCTTCGCAGCCATCACAGCGATATTATCTGTGAGCTTGTTCGTGCGGGTAGCCAGCTCGGTATAGTACGCATCCAGAGTCTCGATGTCTTTGCGGTTCTTGAACACAACCCAGCTCAGAAGCCCAACGGTAACGATCAGAAGACAGATGCAAAGATAAATCATTTCTTCAGTTCCTTTCCGCCAATCTCGGTCACGCCTTCCATCTTCACGATGATCCTGCGTTCCTTCGGCCCTTCAGGCTTGTCGGCGTAGCCGCCGTTCTTCTCCTGCTTCAGGGCGTTCATACACCCGACAGCACCCTTCTGGCCCGTGACCATCATCCGCTCCAGCCAGCTGGTTCTCCTTCGTCTGGCCCATCTGATAGAGCTCTGGTACTCAGGGTTCTTCTTCAGTTCGTCATACTCTTCATCTGTGATGTCGAGGTAGTTCAGCAGTCCCGCCTCGTCAGGGAACACGAGCCGTACTTCCTCGCAGTCCCTGTGATAGATCATCACTTTCTTCTTGAAGTCTTCGGGCGTGTAGCTCGGAGTAAATTCGTCCATACAGTCTCCTCAGAAATCTATGTATGCCTGCGGTATCTCCCCGCCCGTCATGAACGTCTCGTAATCTTCGGGCTCTTCCTCGTCCATGAACTCGTCCTTCACCTTAGGCGGTTCCGGCTTCACGGCTTGCAGGCTCCTATTGATGCAGAAGTACCTGATACCGTCCACGGAATGAGTCAGGTCATGGGGGTCTTTGGCGCAGTCGTTGGGGTTGTTGTCGTCATGCTGGATACTCTGCAGGTCTTCTATCGCGTCTCCGATGTTGTCGAAGAACATCAGTTGCGGCAGTTCCTTCGGAGCTTTGTCCTTGCCTCCGTAGACTTTGATGACATACGGGTCGTGCAGGGGTATCGGCTCCAGCATCGACCGCACTATCATATGCCCCTGCACACGGTTGTTATCGCTCCGTACAACAGGCAGTCCGTAGTTGGCAAACAGCTCCGCAACTGTTTTGCCCGTCTCTCTCTGCCTGTTCCACATATCGGGCGGAGCATACGTTACCGCTATGTTCTCTCCGCGCATCGTGTGGTTCAGGCAGGCGGCAGCGGCGTCCTGTACGTTCAGGTTCTCCGCTTCAAACGATCTGATGCACCAGCACCGACCGTCCTCATCGACAGCCCACCAGAAACAGCAGAACATATCGAGACCGTAGTCGAAGCTTCTGTACAGCTGCCAGTGCGGGGGTATCTTGAAACTCTTGTGTACGTTCTTGGTTTCGTCGAAGTTGTCAAAGTAGCATCCGCCCAGTATGTTCCAGTCGCCATACCGCATAGCGTCCGAGTTCGCCATCATGCTGATGTCGCTCAGATAGTCCGGGTTCCTCTGGAGCATTATCACGTTGTCCTCGGCCCGTGCGAAGATGAACGAATATTGTTCCGGGTTCTCCGTCTTCTCCGGGTGCTCCCGGTCTACTTTGAACTTCCTGTCTATGAACAGCCGCTTCACCCAGAAGTGACCAACACCGCCGGGGTTGCACGTCAGGTAAAACCGCTTCGGGAAGTCGTTGTCGCCTCGCAGACATCCCGCCAGATGCCGGAACGTCCTCTCACTGAACTGAGTGGCCTCGTCCATGAAGATGATGTCATGGCTCTGGCCCTGATACTCCAGCTCGCTCTCCAGCCCTGAGAAGTGTCCGAACTGGATAACGCTGCCGTTATAGAATCTCAGTACATGAGTTGTGCCGTTGTATCCCGCTATCTCCTGAGGTACTAACGCCAGCATCGGTTCTATCAGGTTCTGGTTCAGCTCAGGGTAGTGTGCTCGGATCACCAGCACTCTTATACCGTCATAGTTCATGGCGTACATGATAGCCATCCGTATGACAGCGTGGCTCTTCCCTCCGCCTTTTGCCCCGCCATAACAGGTGAACTTCGTCTTTGCGTTGAAGAAGTCCATCTGCTTGGGGTTGAGTTTTCCGAGGTTGAGAACGATGTCCTCCGTCCCCGTCATTACTCTCTGCTTTGCCATACTCTCCCTCTAACAAAAAAGAGAGAGCAAGTAACTCGCTCTCTCGAAGCTCCATGAAGCCGAAGATATAATGCCTCTCCGGCGGGGCATAACTGAGATCGGAGTCGAACCGATAACCTGACAGTTTCAGCATTATGCTTACCGCTCCCTGCTCTACCAATTGCAGCTACTCAGTCATATCTCGATGCGGATGTAACTCCTGCATCGGCACTTGATTTCTATTCCTCTGCTGCTGGCTCCGTAGTACGCTCTGGCTAATACCCTCCTGCATACAGGACAACGCATCAAGCCGTCAGAGCCAACTATCGCCAACAGCGGTTTATTATTTTTTTTGACCGTCTTTTCCAGAAGGCGTACCCCCTGTTTTTCCGTACCCCCGACAGGAGGGGCGATTTTCACGCCGCTGTTTGTCCCAGCCCACGGGTATGGGTAAACCCCGAACAGCCTTGTGGCGTATACATTCAGAAAGGAGACGAAACAGAATCAACACTGTCCGCTTACACATATAGCACTAAATAGCGAACTTGTCAAGCCAATGGTTCGTAAATGAAGTCTCAAAGCTCTCTTGTACGAAAATCAGCTCTTAAAGCTCTCTGGAATATATTTATAGGGCCAGACCAGAGCGGGCCGTCACGTTTTCCGCTACCCCGGGGACGGGTGCTCTCTATGGGTGAGCCTGACCGGGAGCACAGCCTCGCACGCAGGCCGGCGGGAGACAGGGGCCGGGCGCAGGCGCAGGGAGTTGCGTTACCAGTAGCTGGTTGCTATCTCTGGCTGGGGAGTGCCCGATAGGTATATCTACAGTACATACCTGTTCCTACCCGTTAAGGCCTGTCCGTTGGCTGGCGCATAGCCAGTCGTCCGGCAAATTCTCTGTTGTCTATAGTCCAGCGTTAGCTGGTCTAAATAAACTATTTATTACTGGAGGTATCATCATGAAAAGCGAATTCCCCGTACTCACTCGTACTGAACTCAAGTCCAAAGTCCGTACCTGGGCAGAACTGCCCGACGATGCCAAGCGCGCTGCCATGGGGAAGTCCCGTCACGTTCAAGCGTGGGTAGTGCTCGATCCCGAAAACGTTAGGTTCGAGACCTGCGGCCTTGTCCGTTTCTCGCTCCTTGCAGTAACGGTACGCTTGCCTGACGGCAAGACCTACCGTTACAGCAATACGCTGCGTAAGTGGGCGCTCAAGTAACGTGCTCGCTCGCTTCGCTCGTTCGCTGGTGCTACTGGAGGGGGGCTCCGCCCCCCTCAGGTCGCTTCGCTCCCTTCGCACCCCCCCCGTCCTGCCTGATGAGACCAGCCGACTACTGGTCGAAACGTTCGCGTAGCAGGAAGTCTCAGCAACTATCCTGACATTCTATCTTTGGAGGTTTTCCCGTGAACAAGACTGGTTTCCGTAAACTCTTCGAGAAGCTCGCGGCAGAGGGCAAGCCTGTTAAGGCTTTGTTCCCTTATGATTACGTCTGCTATCTCGGCGAGATTCAGGTCGTGGTCGAGGCGCTCTTTTCGGAAGAGGAAGGTATGTATTACCTGCTCGAATCTCATGAGCATAAGCATGGTGAGTATACCGTTGCAGATGAACTTCATGGCTTCTTCTCTGCCAAAGCGGCTAATGATTACTATCAGAATCTCATCCTGCCTGGCAAGCGCCAGATTGGCAAGAATTGGGTTGTCTATCCTAATCCCAATCCTTATAGCATCGGTGTCTCTTAACCATCGGTGATGGCAGGGCTTCGGCCCTGTAAACCGCTGCCAGTGTCCAAAGCCCTGGCTGGTTAATCCATCTTTGGAGGTTTCAATCATGATGCTCGACATCCCTAACACTCTCAGTGTCTTGTGCGCCACGTTCTATCAGGGCGAAAGCGGGTGCAATGAAACAGCCTACTTCTGTGTTCTGGATACAGATACTTGGAAGTTGCAGTATGGTTGTGCCCATTGGAGCGAACAGCACGATATGCCTTTGCCTCGTCTCTATGATTCTGAGCGGGAGATGAACGATGCCATCGTCTATGACATAACACATGGCGCAAGCTTTGACGATGTAGCTGATGTGCATCACCATTACTATAGGCATAATGTCATCGAAGCATTGAATCTGCTGCGTTGATCCTGTCTGATGAGAGCTGGGTGGTAACCAGCCGAATCGGGGCTTCTGCCCCGACACAGGAAACCATTCCTGAATCTAACTTTGGAGGTTCATCATGTCTTACTACAGCATCGAAGATTATTGGCAGGAGGAGAACGAGTATCTCGACAGTCTGCCGCCTCACTACACGCTCGTCTACAAGGGTTATCTCTTTGAGGGCGATAGCGACGAGGGCTACAACCGCTTCTCTACCGACAGCTGGGACAACGTTATATCTATCTTCAACGCATACTCAGCTGAACAACGCAACGAGATGGATATGTCCATTGATGACAACATCTACGGTGTATCTCTGGATGCGGATGGCGCTTGGTGGTGATATCTTAGCCGTGCTGATGATGGGGAGGCGGTTCCTCCCCGAAACGCTGGTGCGTCCACGGAAACCATCTGTGAGCTCAAGGCTGCTTGCCTTGGGCTAATTTTATTTTTAGGAGGCTTTATCATGTCCAAAGAGTTCTGTGTTGTTGCCACCATCATCGAAGAGGGCGACGAGGTGTCTGTTGGTATGCACATCCGTACCAACAACGCCAAGAATGCTGTCAGTTTGTTCAAGCAGGATATCTGCCAGCTCAGATGTCTGTATGAAGACGAGCTGAAAGACATCCGTGTCATGCGCGTTCGCTGAACCCGTAAACAATGGGCAGGAGCTAACTGGTTCCTGCCTATTCTTATGTGCTCAGCCATTGCACAGAAGCCGTTATTCCCGGAAACCGGGCGGCTAAACCGAAGGAGGTTTTATATCATGGCTAACAACGAATCCACCATCATCACTGTCATCTCCCGCATCAACAGCACCAATCTGGAGCCGGAGATGAAGACTAAGGCCATTGCCGAAGTCATCGCCAATCCCGACCGTGCGGATTCCATTCTCGAAGTCCTGCTCACCATTGAGGCCGATGAGGCCGATATGGAGGCGTACTGCGACGGTGAAGCTCTTGCCGATTTCGCCAAGCGCGAATCGGAGCGCAAGGCCGCTGAAGCCGAAGTCGCTCGTCAGAAGCAGGAGTACGAGGATAAGCTCCGTAATGCTGCGCTGGTAAATGTCATGGGCATGAAGAATCATCCCGTGTTCGGGACTGAAGAGTTTACTCGTGCTTATGACCGTGAGCTTGCTCGGCTGCGTGATGGCGCTAACGTCTGCTTCGATCCTGCGGGTGGCGCTTTCGTTTACGACATGGAGAAGACGCATCTCTCTGATCGTGAGCGAGAGATTCTGGAAGAGCAGGAAATCGAGGCTGCTACCTCTGACGAAGAGTTCAAGGAGTTCATTACCCAGCTTCCCGATGGGATGCACCATTTCCATATCGTTGACATTCGCACTGTCCGTGTCAATGGCTACCTGAAGCAGAAGATTCGGCTGGAAGATGACCAGTACGGCTATAGCGTGTGGCTGAACTGGATCATCGACAAGTCGGTTGAAGCCGAGGACTACAAGCAGACCAGACGTTATCTGCTCCAGAAGTACAACGTCGAGAACAATCAGCTTTTCAAAGGCTTGACCGAGAAGAAAGCAATGGAGGTTCTCATGAACGCTGGCATGAAGCTCTGGACGTATACCCGTGCCAATGCCAAGCAGATGGATGACGGGCGTAAGTTCGCTTCCGTGTTCCTGACCAAGGCTGACTACATGAAGGTCTTGACTTACGAACTGAAGAAGCAGGCCGATGCCGAAGATCGCAAGAACTCCGGCAACGAAACCAAAAGCGGGACTTGGAAATTCTAAGTCTCGCTAATCTATCGTTTATTACTGAAAGGAGATTGCATCATGGAAGACGTTTCTCTGCGCGATCTGTGTGAATATTTCTCGGAGTATTGCCGTGAACATGAAGACTCTGGCAAGGAAACTGATGATCTGTGGCTGGACTATCTTGAGTATGTCGAGGAAGAATACGGGCCTGACGTAGCTTATGTGTTGTCGGGATGTTGAGAAAGGAAAAAATAAAATGATAGAAATAATCAAGTGGTTGATCTCGATTTATGAAATCCAGAAAGAAATAGAAAATAAAAATAAATAAAAAATAAAGGAGATAGAAAAATGGATATCGAAATGAAGATGAATGAACTGCTGAAGAAGATAGAAGCAACTTCAGAAGAGGAAAGAGAT